AATACCGCTCAAACGAGCGGTATTCTTATACACAGTTAGCTTACGCCTCAAGTGGTTTCACTGTCTGAGTTTGAGGGTCGTACTTGCCCTTTTTGTCTTTCAGACCTGGTCCATAGCGGAAGAAGCCCTTAGCTGTGCGGTTCATCTGGAATGTCAATTCTAGAGTTGAATCGTCTCCACTAGCTGAAAATGTAGTATCAAAGCTGTCTGGTAGCGTTACACTATATACGTGAACATCAAAGTCGTCATTAGCTTCACAGACTGGGTGAATGTGTAGTGGAACAGTAGTTGCAGAACTTGCACAAGCTCCAGCGCCCCATGTTACACTTCCAACTGTCTGTTTTGCGCCTGATGCCGCCTCGTATAGTCCAGCGTAAACAGCCTTCACACTTTCTGGACCAGCCAAGTAAAGAGTAAGCGTTACTTCTGATGTGTCAGCTCGACCGCTTGGACGGCGAATAGTACCACCCTGAGTTTCAGTTTCTGTTGTGCCGCCTTCGTATTTAACGGCGATATCTCCCAGCATATCTTGTGGGATTACTAGCTGACCTAGATAGACTTCTTTTGGTCCATTCTGCCTTGCTAGTGCTTTCTTGAACTCTTCTACGTTCATATTTCCTCCTTTTAGTTAACTCTTGCAAGCCCCGTTATTGCGTAAATCATTCTGCCCTGAGTATCCCTTTCGACAGATAAGGGCGTTGATATTGATTCGAAAACCACACAATCAAAGCCTTCCTCTGTGTAATCAGTCTCAGGTAGAGATATACTCACGCCGAGCTTATTAGATAGAAATTCAGATATTCTAGCCAATCTCTTGTATCCGTCCAAATCATCTTTCCCCCGTGAATAAAGTTCAAATGAGTATGTAGGGCGAACGCCTCTCGACTGGTTGCCGCCTATATCAGAGATATAAACGCCTTTCCTGTCGAGAGTGAGCTTATTCCAGAATAGATCTTTATCAATTTCACCGAATTCGTTGTTTTCTAGATATTTCAAAAGCGACAGTGAAAATACTTTCATCGAAGACCTCCCTTAAAATCAATTTGTTTCTTCACGCTCTCGCCTGCTTTTTCTAGATAATTCAACGTTTGTGGGTTCTTTTTGTTTTCATAGTGACGGCGTTTTGCGTATGGAACATCACCGCCACCGAATACAACACTTGTAGTATCACCATTATCGACTAGTCGTACGCTTTGCTTTAGTGCTCCAGTATCAACTGGCGCTAGCATTTGCGCTCGTGACATTATAGCCTGAGCAATACCCTTTCTCTTATTTTTAGCGTTCACTGCTTGAATTCTCTGCCAAGCGTCAATATTATTCTTGAGCTTCACCATAGTAGTCTCCATAATCTGCGCGCTCCAGAGTCAGAGTGTAATGCTCTAATGTGTCCGTGTCGAAGTTCATGCCAGCAGTCGCACCTACAATTTGATAAGAAACCCCGTTAACGTTAACGCCATGACCTACAAACATGTTAGTGCTTGTAAAGTCTATAAAATCGACAGGCTTTACGTGCAGTGTCGCGGTCGAATCAGTTACTTGAATGTTGTTTGATGTCGTAACCCCACTACGCTGCTTAAAGACACCAGACAAACCTGTGTGGTGTTTTATAAGGTCGCCACGCACCGTTCCTTTGGTAATCTCCAAAAAAATGTAAGGAGTTTGCTTAAATACATCGAATACGGTCATTTCTTATCTCTCCTGAACGTAATGTGATTTGACTACATTGACTGTATTTATCAAGTATTGACTTATAGCTCTCAATAATCCTGTCAGTCTCGCTCGTCTTATCATAAGTAATACTGAAGTCTTCGACCTTTTTAGAAGTAATCTTATCCCCTCCAGCAAGTTTTACAGCAAACAATTCAGATATAACTTGAGCTAGTTCCTCGGGAATTACTTTCAAACCGAATCCAGCACGAACAGTTATTACGTCAGTATGTTTTGTGGGCTTATTCAGTACTATATTGTCACAAAGCTGACTAGCGTTATCTCCTAGATAAGTAGCAAAGTCGACTGAGTTAGAGTTTACTTTAACAGATTTAATTTCGGAACAAAGACCAATAAACACAGACCTCATCCCGTCTCTACCCTGAAAAGTTCGCTCTTCTTCTATATAGCCGACCTTACTACAAATCAGTGCTTCAAGCTTACTGATAGCTATTCGCAACAGGTTATCAAAGTTGTCGCTTTCAAATGGAGTTAGGGAGCGTCGTAAATAGCTCTCAACTTGTTGTTCAGTCAAATTGTATTGCATATCTCAACGCTCCCTTTCTATTAAGCTTTCTTCAAACCGATTGCTGATTTCAAGCCAGACAAGCCACCACCGATGTAAAGCTCTTGCAAGAACTCTTCCTCGTTGGTCTCAAGCTTAAAGTTAGTGAAGGCTTCTACAGAAGTATCGCCAACCGTCTTGTACGCACCAAGCACGACAACGTATGCGTCGTAGTCTGGGTCAGTTGCGTCAGTAAACCATGTTGGCTCAATGATAGTAGCTGTGTCTAATACGTCTTCAGCCTTTGCGCCAATCTGGAACAAGTATTTACCATCAGCACCCTTTTCAAAGCGTGCGCTTGTTGCAAAACCTTTCTTAGCGATAAGAACAATCTCACCGTCAGTACGGATCATGTCCTTAGCTCGTGCTACAGCTTCAGCGCGGCTCATACCAGCTGCGATAGTTAATTCATCACCGAAGGTGTTCTTTGCTTTAACATCTGACTTAATAGAAGTAAATGACGTAATCTTGCGCTTGTCATTAGTTTCACGACCGTCACCGATAACAGCAGCACGCTCAACCTCGCGAATAATTCGGGTAGGCAATTCGTTCAGAACGTATTTCATCAATGCGCCCGTTGATTTGTTCTCACGGATAGTCTGCTTGTCCAGTACCAAGTACTTGTAAATCACACCAGCGCGAATTGTACGGCTTTCAAAGTCAATAACCTGTTGGTCTTTCTTTTCGCCCTTCTTGTGTCCGCCTGCACGGCTCGTGTCAGCTTCGACGTCGGCTTTGTCCCAAGTAACCTTGAATACATCCAAACCAGTTTTGTTCAACTTGCTAAAGATTTCACCTGATGTTACAGCGTCTTCAATAGCAGAAACAACTGGCTCTGGCAATTTGAAAAACTCTTTGTCGGTCAAGTTATTCTTAACCAAAACATCTTGCCAAGCGCTCTTAACGTCATTAAAAGTACGACCAGCGTTTGCCATCAAAACTTGTGTAAAGTCTCGTACTGACGCTTGAGTCTTCAAATAATCATTAACAGTAGGGGTTGTCGTAACCTCTGCTTGTTCTTTTGGCTCGATAATCTGAGCCTTTGCGATTTCCTCGTTCATTTTATTCTCCTCTTCTTTACCTGATTTATTTTCTACTGGCGTTTCAGGCGTATCGTCAGTAGGTTCTTCGACCTTTTCGGTCTCTTCGCTTTTTACTCGTGTAGCGATTGCCATTGCCGGTGCCAAGCAGGCATCTTTCACGATTGAGGTATAGCTAGCGGCAGCTTTCATAGCGTCAGACAAGCTTGTTTTCGCTTCTACTGCTTCGGTTGCAAATCCAAGCTCCACAGCTTCAGCGGCAGTCATCCACGTCTCAGCAGCCAACAGCTCTTCTATCTTTTCTTCAGATAGTCCTGTTCGGCTTGCATAAACTGGAATCATGCTCTCGCAAGTCTTCTCTAACATCTCAACAGCTCGTCCTAGCTCGTCTGCGTTGCCTGCTGCGATTGTCCACGGTTTATGGACCATCATCATTGCACCAGGTAGCATAACGATTTCGTCTCCAGCCATTGCTATGAGAGACGCTATAGACGCGGCTAGTCCATCGACCTTCACTACAACCCGTCCGTTATATTCACGGAGCATATTGTAAATCGATACACCAGCGAATACATCACCCCCAGGACTGTTAATCCTCACTGTAATGTCGCCTGTACGCGCAGCTAATTCCTCTTTGAAAAGTTTTGGCGTAACGTCATCCTCGAGCCAACTCTCGCTAGCAATAGTGCCATTGATGATTAACTCGTTTGAGGCTTCAGCTTTCGCCCACTTCCAGAATTTATCCATTAGCGTTCCTTTTTAAGGTTATTATTCGGCGCTCAAATGAGCATTGCCTTATTTTCATTCTGAGGTGCTATCGTGAGTGCGAGGGGGCTTCTCATCTTCAGTGAAGACAAGCTGTTTTATCTTGTCGGAGCAGTCAGTCGCGAACAGAACTTTAATATTCAATTTCGCTTTACATTTAGAGTTTGGGCAGATTAAGCCCTGTATAGCAGTAGAAGTAACTGCTTCAAACAAATATCTACCACAGTACTTACAGTTTATCTTTATCATTGCTTAATCCTGAATTTTGGGCGACCACCGCAATTGGGATGAATAGGGCTGCCGATATTTTCTTCATAATCATTTATCCATGTGCCGCTATCTGTTTCTATTGCTTCGTTAAGCTTTATCATTGGCTGAGCAACAGGCTTCCAAACACCTTCCAGCGCTCGACACTCTGGGCAATGTGCGCCGACTGGATGATTTATAGTCTTTTCAATTTCTGCTCCTGTTTCAGCTTCAAGCTGTTTCATCGCCTCCACATCGCCAACACTCTCAGAACGCTGTATTTCAGTGCGGGCTAATCGAGCAACTCTGTATTCGTCAGTGTTCATGATATCTCTCAACAAGTCTCTTGTCTGACTTTCGCTTAAATTATCAAGATGCGATCGCTCTAGTGTATCGTTGATGACCTTTTTAGTTTCATCATCATATGATTTAGCTACTCGTGTAAGATGTGAACGGTAATCCGCTCTAGCAGTATCAGATAGAACAAACTCGTCAGTGCTTTCAGTGTCTAATCCTGCGCTCTTAACCATGTCTAAGCCTTTTTTGTATTGATCTGTACCACTAGAGATAAGTAATAGAGTGATTAACGCTAATGAGTCTTCTATAAAACGCTCTAACTTGTCGTCTTCAGCTTCGTTTTGAATTCCTAATTCTTGAATGGCTTCATCAACACGGCTCTGCATAAAACTCTTCGCAATATTATACAGCTTGTCGTACTCAGAGACTTCGGCTTTAAGCGCGCCTACTGTGCGTGGGTCTGGAGCTTTCTCTACTTCGCCGCCCTCATCAACTTGAGGCTTGTCGTTTTCTATCTCGGTAGTGTTGTTCTCACCTAGTTTAAGCAGCTTGTAGTTTTGAGGTAGTTTGAGTGCGTCAATGACTGAATCTAATTCGTAACCTTTATCAACCAGCTTTAGTATAGTATCTGTGTTAGTCGCCATAACTTCCGCCTCAACCTTTTTGCGGTCAGCAATCTCTGGTATTTCATAGTCAAAAGTAATAGCAACACCAATTCCACCAGTAATCCTATTTAATTCATGTGTTAAGCGAGAGTAAATCTTAAGCGCTCGTGGATAAACAACACGCTTAGCAAATCCGCGTTCGGAAACGTCAGCATTTGAGTATTTAGCTTGGTCATCAACTCCCTTAATAATCTGGCTAACACCATACGCCATGTCAATTCGCTTATTTGCCTGTTCAAACACAGCCGCAAAATCAATATCCTTTTGAGATTGTGCGTATGGTATCCACTGAATCTGTGCTTCAGCAGGCTTATTCGTTGTCGGGTCGATTGGACGATGAGAATATGTAACGTTACCATTCTTGCCAGCGCCTCGGTGTCGAGATTCCAACAAATCAACCATATCATTATATTCACGAGCAGTACGAGCTGCAATGACAAACATACCAGCAGGAATTGCATTGTTCTCAAAGAACCCACGTTGGAAGTCAGCAATATAATCATCTAATGTAATCCATTGGGTGGCGGCTTCGGTTGGTGAGTATCCAGCGTATAAGTTGCTTGGGTCAACACCTCCAGAAATTACAATAACTTGATCTTCAGTAAAAGTCTCAGCCCCTACTTGATAGTAGGTCTTATTGTCACGACGTGTAATACTTGGATGCTCTAAGAACGTGAATCCAGCAATATTCTGACCCTTGAACCCATAATTCGTAGTCTTTACAGCTTTACCGTCCTCTTTTGCCCAAACTAGAATAAATGTATTTCGATTTACTAAAGTAGAAACAATAAGCTTCTCGCTGAATGAAACGAAATCATCAACACGATTAGGGCGATAGAGAGCATTAAGAACTGGATTGTTCTGTACGGTCTTGCCATTCGAGTCGATGACTTTTGGCATAATAGTGATAAACTCATTAGCAATCGCTTGAATATTTGGGTAGGCAGAATCGTATTTACTTGCACAATACCTGCTATACCAGTCTCCTGTATTAAAATTAGCTAACGAAGAAATGCCCTCAACCTTTACTTGAGATTTTGGCTTAAAAAGTGACAATAAATTCATAATACTATTATCGTTACCTATCGTACGCCACCGTACTCTATCTGTGGAATAAACATCTCGGTAAGCCTATACCTAGCGGCATCTAGTGCGTGGTCATCACCGTCTTGTGGTACGTTCAGACTTTTACCTGACCTATCAGTTGCCCACATGTATCTTAAATATTCTTTCTGTAAATTGGTTGAGTTCTTTGTGTATTTAATATTAAGCTCGCTCATCTTATTAACACTCCATTGTCTATAAGTCTGTTTGGCATCACCACTAGTCTTAGTCACCCCTTTAACCGTACAACCCAGCTCTACAAGCTCAGCAATGTCTTTAGGTGCGGCACTATCCGCAATTCCTAGCACGCCAGCCAATCCTTCTCTATGAATAACCTTTGAGATATCCTTGTTAAACAAACCTGTGCTGTAAAGTTTCTCATCAAGAATATATCCATCAGCTTCTCGATAAACACAAACAAGTGCTGTCGGGTCGTTCGTAAATCCGAAGTCTAATCCATAACCTATCAATTCAGCGTGCTCAGGTATCTCGTTGATAGATTGCCAGCCATGAAATACTAGCCCTTCCAATTCACCAATTTGTCCCTCGCCATAGACTTTCCACCAGTTCTTATTAGAGCGACGCCTTTCGATTGTAGCAATAATACTATCTTCAAGGGCTTCGTTATCTATATAGGTTACAATAACGAAATCAACATCATCACGTCCTACCAGTTCATGCGCCCAATATTCAGCCGTTGGGTTGTAGTCAAGATAAATAAACTCACGCGTACGAACCTCTAGCTGATTGAATGCGTCTTCCCTGATTAAGTTAGCCTCATTGATAAATAGGACATCTCGCCTAGGACCCCTAGCCTTGTCGTCATCAAGGGATACAAACTCAAACATCGTTCCATTAAATAATGTAAACGTGTAATCTGATTTGTTCTCTTTGATTCTGTAGTACTGCCAATAATTATTAGCCGTGAGTATATTCTTGAAGTCTCGCAATGCACCTCGCTTAAGATGAGGCAGGTTGATACTTGCGATGGTTATTATCTTGTCTGGGTTTTTCGTAGCATATTCAAGCAAAATCAAAAGTATGGCTATTGTTTTACCAGCGCTAGTACCGCCTTGAACAATACGAATACGCTTATTAAGCCGCTTTATCTTATAGTAAGTAGAGGTCTTGCCAAACACATCAGTCTTTCTTTGATAAATCCTCTAGCGGTTTTGGCGCTTCAATATTAGTTTGTTCAATGGTTTGCTTTGGCGTGCCGTAAACCTGGTTAATCATTGATTCAATCTCTTTCCACTGAGCTTTCTTTATGGCTGTGGCTAATTTACGTTCGAATAGGCTTTTATTCGGGTCTTCAGAGATTTTCTCCAACTCCTGTTCGGTAAGTTTTATCATCTGCTCCAATTTATATCGTGCAGTTTCTGTTTTCTTCCAGGCGCCATTATGACGACGTTCTGGGTGTGCTTCAAATCCTGGTGGCGTTGGAACTCCATTCCTACCAAACGAGGGCTTG